CCCCTAAAAGACCCCTTTTTCCCCACCACGAGTGTCGGCTAAAGCTGACGTTACAACGCCTTACGTCTGCTCTACCCACACAGCTTGTGTAAGGCCGTGACCCATTCCGGCTTACACGAATGCCTCGACGGCCCCTGAGCCTCTCCTGGTCGATCCTCGTGGATCCCAGTGGCATTCCTCCTCCATCATCCCCGTGAGACTGCGCGTGCGTCCCGCACGAGAGAGAATGACCCCGCCCCGTGCGGCCCATCCGCTTGCACGAATGCCATTTGCATTTGCTTGACAACAGGGTGGGGGGTGTGCTACAAACGAGGCACACTGGAGAAATTCCGCAATGAGCGATGTGACCCAGTCCGCTCCAGAAGCGGTTCCCGAAACGCCTCCCAACATCGACCACCTCCTGCACCAGGTGACCATGACCCAGAACGGTCTCATAGCCGTCGCCTGGATCGAAGAAGCGGGTGCCGTGCTCGGCAAGGTCATCGACCTCAACGACGGCGACGATCCCTGGCTGATCACGCAAGTGACCGGCCTCCACCTGCCGCGCTCCAAGATCTCGATGCTACGCGCGGGTCCGTCCGACGACGAGCTGAAGGACACGGTGCAATGAACCGCCGTTCGCTTCTCATGGGCACGAGCGCCATGGTGGCTGTGGCCGCTTGCTCTCCGGGGCTCGCGCCTGCGGCGCAAGAGAGAGTTCACCCCCGCGCCGTGCTCACCGAGATGTGGGCCATCGTCCGCATGATGCGTTCGCCCATGCACCACGGGATCCCAGGCCCCAGCCTCGACGAGATCGAGGCCGCGATCATGAAGCACTTCGCCTCCTACGGCATCGACCGGTTTCCGGCCCTGTTCCGTGGTCCCGAAGAGAGCCCCACTCCCACGGCGATCCTCGGGTTCACCAGGACGACGCACGTCTTCGGCAGTGCCAAGCAGGACGAGCTGCTCCTGGTGTTCGACTACCAGAGCACCCGGATGCACGGCCCACACCTCTCGCACGTCGCGTTCGAGACCCCCCACCCCCTCTGAAAACAGGCGGGTGCCTTCCAAACGGCCGGATGAGCCGCGCGCCTAAAAGACCCCTTTTCGGATCCTGAAGCATCCAGTGCGCTTCGCGCACAGAGATAGCCTCGATCCACCGTGTCGACCCCAAGCCTCGCAGGTTCTCTGCGGGGCTTTTCTTTGTTCAGACCAAAGGATCTTTCACATCCCAAACACTTTTCCTTACGTCAACGTAGATGATCTCGGCGCCGTCGGTGACGGCACCACGAACGACACCTCTGCATTTCAGACGGCTGTCAACTCTCTCGCTGCAACCGGCGGGCGTGTCGTCTCCAACCCGGCGAAGGCCTACTACATCAAGGGCCTCAACATCCCGGCCGGAGTGATCCTGGACTGCGGCATGCAGTTCCCCGAGAACCAGGGCGGCATCAACCACAGCGGCCGGTCCTTCCGTGACCTTGGTGGCCTGATCCTGGAGCGCACGGGCACCATCGAGCTGGCCGGAGCTTCTGGCGTTGTGAACGCCTTCATCCGCCGCGCCGACAACGGCGTCGAGATGACCTTCCCGGCCGCCAACGCGGACCTCTACGCCGGCACGGTCTTCACCCCGAAGCCGCGCAGCATCGGTAATGGCGTGCCCAGCCCGGCTTCTGCCGCCTGGTACGGCTCGGACGCGATGACGATCCAGAACGTCCTGGCGATCGGCTTCCGCGACGTCTTCACCTCGAACACCTTCTCTCGGATCCGCGTCGAGAACCTGTCGTTCGATGCCAACCCCGGCGAAGGCCGCTACGCCTTCAAGGTCGAGGGCAGCTACGACTCGTCGAGCTTCCTCAACCTCCACGTCTGGCCTTACGGCACGGCCGGCACCTCGGCCATCACGGGCGACAACACGCTCGGCTACCGTCGCGGCGGTGCTCTGCAGTTCATCGGCCAGAACGACGGCACCGAGATCGATGGTCTCTTCGCCGCCTACTACGACAACAACCTCTACCTCGGCGGTTCGTCCACCAAGGTTGGTCGTGCCTGGGTCGAGCACTTCAAAACCGATGGCGGCAACGTCGGCGTGATCGTCGAGAACGCCTACGACATTCAGATCGCCCAGCTGCAGATCTTCGGCCAGGACAAGCCTCTTCGGATCAACGGCGGCCGGGGCAGCAGCCTGTCGATCAGCCAGCTCCACATCGAGAACCCCGGCAACGGCGGTGTGCGGATCGAAAGCGGCAACCTGTTCCTCGGGACCGCCACCTCGCGCGGCATCACCCAGGGCTACGTGCTCGAAGTCCTCGACCCCGAGACCCGCCTGTCGGGCCGCTGGTTCGACGACAGCCCGGCGAGCAGCGATGTCGGCTACGCGCCGGCCGGATGGACCAGCGAGAAGCTCGCGGGCTTCGAGTTCATCGTCACCCAGCGCGGCGGCGCAACGTCTCGGCCGGACGGCACCTACGTCTGGGTCGGCAACGTGATCGGCAACCCGCAGATCACCCCGGATGCTGCCGGCTTCCTGCGCCTCCCGACGACCGGCGAGTTCTTCACCGTCGTCGGCGGCCAGTACATGTCGAACATCATCGGCGGTTACGGCGGCCGGCGGATCACGCTGCTGTTCACCGACACCCGACAGGCTGTCTACCACGCCGACACGGTGAACCTGAAGCCGAACTCGAAGGGCGACTTCCTGCCCAACCCCGGCTCGATCCTGGAGCTGATCTACGACGGCGCCAACAGCGCCTGGCGCGAGATCAGCCGCACGCTCTGATCGCGACACGGGGCGGCGCATAGGCCGCCCCACAAGCTACTGAAAACAAACAGCAATCTATCCAAAGCCTCGCAGATTTCTGCGGGGCTTTTTTCGTTTCAGAAACAGGAAGCCCTTTGTCCCTCATCAACTTTCTCGACACCATTCCTTCGGCTGACGCTGCCGCCATCCGGGCCGGCACCTACGCCGGAGACATCGCTCCTGTGATCCAGGCCCGCCTCAACACAGGCGGTGATTACGGTTTCGAGCCGGGTGTCTACCCGATCAAGAGCCCCATCCGGTACGTGGCCTTTGGCCAGCGCGTGGTCGGCCTCGATGACCGAGGCACCGTGATCTTCGAGGTCAAGCGCGACTTCTCGGACGTCGTGAACGGCGCCGCCGTGAACTACGTCATCAAGATGCTCCACTCCGGGCACCTGAACGACATCACCATCCGCTGCGTGCAGCCGAGCGGAACCTACATTCCGGCAGGACAGCCAGTCCCCGCCGGTTGGCAGGGCGGTCTCACGGTCGGATCCGGTGCCGATCAGATCCGCCAGTACCCGTGGCTGATCGACCTGACCGAGACGACCCGTGGTCGCATCGACAACATCACCATGGAGAAGGGCTGGTTCGGCATCAACGCCACCGGCAACGCGGGCGGCTGTAACCTCGGCCGGATCGAAGACGGCTGTCTCTCGACGGGCATCATCGTCAACAACCCGCTGGACTTCTTCACGATCGACGAGTGGGAGAGCTGGGTCTACAACTACGCCGGCACCGGCCTGGAGCAGTTCTCCTACGCCAACCCCGGCGACGTGCAGTTCCTCACCGCTGATGGCCTCGACGTCGCGTCGATCCACCTGTGGCACAAGGGTCTCGTCATCGCGAACGGCTCGCAGCTCGCTTCGACCTTCGGGACGATCAAGCTCGACGGCGGCGACTCCCACATGCGGATCGAGGCCGGCCGGACGGTTATCGCAGCGCTCAACGCGCTGTCGGACTCGGTGCGGACCCCGGTCGTCAAGGTCAACGGCGGATCCACGGTCGTCGGCGCGCTTCAGCTGAAGGACGCGGACCTCCTGACGAACGCCACCCGGCCGATCGTCGAGCAGAACGGCGGCGACCTCTTCCTGAACGGCGGCGCGATCTCCGGTTCGTCCTCGCAGCAGCCTGAGGTCGTGCTGAACGGCGGCAACCTCTTCATGTCGAACATCCGGTTCGACACGAGCGGCCCGTCTTGGAAGCCAAACGGTGTGGTTCGCCAGATCGGCGGTCGCCTGCACCTGCACAACAGCAGCTTCCAGGACAGCGCTGGCGGTGGATACGCCGTCTACCTGTCGACGAACGAGCACCACAACGTGAGCGGCAACTTCTTCGGCGGTCGCACCCTGCGCCGCCCCGGCGCTCCGATCGGCAACTACCAGGGCAACACCGGTCTCGCCGAAGACCTGTTCTAGCCAGCAGGGGCGGCCTTCGGGCCGCCCCACCCAACACCGAAAGACCCAGATGCGCCCCGTCGACCCGAGGTACTCAATCCTCGTCCAGGTCGGCCTGCTGCTTCTCTGCATCCTCAGCTTCAAGTTCGGGCTCTACCTCGGCGAAGTCATCTTCGAACCAGCCGGAAGAGCCTCCGCTCGGATGGGATGTGCATCCGAGAACATGAGGCTGACCGAGACCACCAAAGGCTTCCGCTGCGCCGACGGCCGGGGAAACCTGTTCCTTCCACCCTTCAAATCCAAGGTGAGATCATGACGTTCGTGCAACGCTCAGCCCTGATGATGATGGTACAGGCCGTCCTCAACGTCTCCCACATCGATCCCGTCACCGAGTTCAAGGCTCGCCGGCTCCTCTGGAAGCTCGCGCCCTACGGCGTCTACGCATGAGCGCGCCCCGCAAGGCATGCTTCGCTCCCGATCAGAGCCAAGCCAGAGCCCTGCTGAAGGCCTTCGACCTCTCACCGAACGACTGGTCGAGCTTCGGCTTCGGAGCAGCCCTGGCGGGCCGCCAGTTCGATCGCATCGTGGTCCACATGCCGGCCGAGCCGAGCGCCAGGGACTTCGAGATGATCGCCAACCTGAACACGCGGCTCGCGAAGGACGGCAGCTTCTCGATCGTCTCTCCGGCCCGCAGCAACCTGACGACCCCAGCTCAATTCCACGAGGATGACGCGGAATGACCTCCCTCAACAACGTCAACGTCTCGATGGGCGACAAGCCGGCTGATGGCCGCTTCGAGGCGAGCGTCGCCCTGGCGAACGCCCTCGTGGAGCAGGCCAAGGCCTCCCGCGCCCAGGCGGAAGCGGTGAGCAACATCGCCGAAGCGCTCCGCAACATGGCCCCGGTCCACAACACCGGCATCGTCGTCTACTCCGACAAGTCCACGCCATGAAAAGTCACCCAGACGTCGAGCGCATCGACCTGGAGACCATGCGCGTCCACTTCGACGACGGCGAGATCGGCCTGATCACCAACTGGATCGACGTCAACGGCGACGTCTTCGACCAGTCGATCGCCGAGCCCGTCAGCCTCGTCGTCAAGCACCCGACACTCACCGTGAAGCCCTGGTACGCGCTCGCCGTGTACCCGAGCGAGTGGTGCGTCATCCGCTGACAGGAGCCAGAACCATGGCATCGAGATCTGCCCAAGAGAAGGAATGGCGCACCCAGAGCGATCTGGAGACGCTGAGCCGCGCCGCTGAGATCCAGAACGACCGCACCCGCATGACGGCGGTCCAGAAGCACGCGGCCAAACAGGTCGCTAACCTCAATAAGGTCGCCGCGCCCGCGAAGGCGAAGGCCCCTGCCAAGAAGCGAGGCAAGTGATGGCGGCCCCCAAGCTGAAGATCGTCAAGAAGGAAGACTTCGTCGATCTGCCACTGCCCGAGCGCATCAAGGTCGGGCCATTCTACTACCGCACCCGCTGGTTCGACGAGCTGGAGTCGTTCAAGACCGGCAACTCCGGCTACTGCGACGACGGCGCGCTGGAGATCGGCTTGCTCGATGCCATGCCACCGCAGCGCCAGGCTGAGGTCTTGCTGCACGAGGTGCTGCACGCCTGCTTCAACATCGCCGACCTTCGTGGCGGGCCGATGCCGGAGGAGGAGAAGATCGTCACGACGCTGACATTCCAGATGCTCGGCGTCTACCGGGACAACCCGGATCTGATGGCGTGGCTGGACCAGAAGTTCGGCATGCTCGGGATGGAGTGATGCTGTCCCTTGTCATCGCCGAGACGGTGACGCACGCGAACGCCGTCATCCGCTGGATCGGGCTCAACCCCGACGAGTGGATCGGCGTCGCCTACGGCTCGACCCTCAACGACATCTACAAGGATTGCTTCCTCGTGCGGCCCCTGACGGGCGTGCGCGAGGAACACGGTGACTGGTTCATCGAGAAGGTGATCCCACGGATCGCGGGAGAGGTCGACACCGTCCCCAGGGGCTGGCGCCCGCAAGCGGAAGAGCCAGTCGAACAGGAATACGCCCAGAAGCACATCTGGGCCTGAAGTTCCAGCAGAGCCCCGGATCCGCGAGGAAGGGAGCGCAAATGGCAGGGTATCAACCGTCCCTTGCTCTGCTGAAAACAATGCCAGGGTAGCTCAGCCAGGTAGAGCGGTGGCCTCATAAGCCACGGGTCGCATGTTCAAATCATGCCCCTCGGCACCAACCACATCGTCGTGGGTGAACGGTTCAGCCAGCGGATTGCAACCCCGCGCATGCCGGTTCGAGCCCGGCCGACGATTCCAAATCCAGTCTCTCCGGTCCCTCATCGCAAGGGTTACCCATGAACAAGCGTCGCGCCTTCAAAGACGACAGCATCATCGACATCTCGACCCGTCGCCCGGTCAAGGCGAAGTTCGAGCAGGAGAGGAAAGTGCCCCCGCTTCGTCCGATGACGATGCGCCAGGCCGAGTACATCGAAGCGCTCAAGACCGCCGAGCAGGTGGTGGTGATGGGTCCGGCCGGAACCGGCAAGACCTACATCGCCGGATCCTGGGCCGCCGACCAGCTGCGCCAGAACAAGATCTCCAAGGTGATCATCACCCGCCCCAACGTCCCCGGTGGACGCTCGCTGGGCTTCTTCCCCGGCACGCTGGAGGAGAAGATCGCGCCGTGGGTGGTGCCGCTCACCGAGACGATCCGCGAGCGCATGGGCTCCGGCCCCTACGAGATCGCCCTGAAGCGCGGCGACATCGAGATCGTCCCCTTCGAGGTGATGCGCGGTCGCAGCTTCAAGAACGCCATCGTCATCCTCGACGAAGCGCAGAACACCACCGCCGAAGAGATGAAGATGTTCCTCACCCGGATCGGGGAGGGCACCCAGGTCATCATCAACGGCGACGTCTCTCAGACCGACCTCAAGGAGCGCTCGGGCCTGAAGACGATCCTCGGGCTGATCCAGTCCGACACCATGCCGGTGCCGGTGGTGGAATTCACCATCGACGACATCGTTCGCTCCGGCATCTGCGAACTCTGGGTCCGCGCCTTCGACAAGGCCAAGATCTGACAGGAAAACGAATGGCATGGAAAGCTCTCATGGTCGCGGCCATGAGCATGATGTCGGTCGCAACGACCGCACTCGCGGAGGACGCCAACAAGGCGTTCTTCGTTCAGGTCTGGGTCTCCGATGTGACGGGCGCACCAGCCAACCCCGAAGAGGATCCGGGCCGGATCGAGGTAACCATCGCTGGCCGCTTCGTCGGCTGCGCCTTGGCACCTTTCTACCGCCCGTCGGCGGGGGAGGTGAAACTGGTCCCGTTCTACATCGGCTACACCGCCACAGGCAAGAGCCCAGAGGACATCAAGGTTGAGACTTACGGTGAACTCCGCAGGCTCTCCAAACCCAAGATCAAGATTTCGGAAGTACCTCAATAGGGGGCTTACGGATACATCGGTGAGCGCAGGCTGAGCACTTCGGTCTCCAAAACTGCAAGTCGAAGGTTCAAATCCTTCCACCGGTGCCAATAATAACAAAAGAGAGCAAAAACTCCTACATGACCATTGTTTCCCAAATCGGTAGCACTTCGTTTCCAGCCACCCAAGACAGCTTCATCACCAGCGGCTTCTACGCTGTCGGCGACCTTGGCCGTGGCCTGATGTACGTTCGCGGCGGCGGTTATCGTCAGGTCGCGGATGCCCAGGGCCAGGTCTGGCACGTCGCCGACACCGACGACATCCACGCGAGCCAGCTCGGCGTCGTGACGTTCAACACCAACTACGCGCAGTTCAACGCTGACGTGATCAACGAGGCCATCCGCTACCTCGGCCAGCGCCGTGGCGGTCGCCTGCGTCTCCCTCCGGGCGACATCTACGCCAACCAGACCATCGAGAGCATCTACGGCTACGTGACCGTCGAGGGCAACGGTGCGGGCTACCCGCATGATGCCGGCGCCGGCATCGTCTTCGGCACGACCCTCGTTGCGACCCACGGTGGCGTGGCTCTTCGTGACCGCACGCCCGGCGCTGCCGAGCGCGGCGTCGACAAGACCCAGAACTGGAAGAACATGGGCGGCGGCTTCGTCGGCTTCCGAGTCACGGGCAGCTTCAGCCGTGGCCTCCACGTCACGAGCCGGAACAAGGCCAAGTACCACCTCTACATCGACGGCGCGACGCAGCAGGGCGCGTTCTTCGACTGTCTGCCCGACAGCCGCAACGGCACGCAGAACTACGAGATCCAGGAGCCGGGCGACAACCAGGTTCTCGACCTCGACCTCGACGTGCGCGTCAGTGGTTCGGCCGACGGCGTCTACTTCTCGGGCAACCAGAACAGCGGCAACACGTCGATCATCCACCGTGCTCACATCACGGTCTACCACCAGAACGGCCACGGCGTCGTGTACTTCAACGCCGACAACGTGATCATCAACGCCCTGCGGACCTTCGGCAACGGCTCCGGCCGTTCGTTCTACGTCTGCGCGACGACTGGTCCCGGCGCCTACACCTACGGCAACGAGATCCAGAACTACAGCGCGAACACGCTCGGCTTCATCGAGGCGATCTCGAACCGCCCCGGATCCAACCAGCACGGCAAGATGTACATCGGCTCGATGGACGTCGGCAACGGCACCCAGCAGCCCACCCTCGGTGGAACTGGTGCTCAGTTCTGGCTGCGCAACGGCCAGGACGGCGAGATGGTGTTCAACAACGGCCTCGGCCCGTGGTCGCTGTCCCAGATCGGGGCCTACGGCGGCGTCGAGGACGGCTCGCTGCAATACTACTGCGGCATCACCGGCAAGGGTTTCGTGATGCGCAAGGACGGCACGCTCCGTCTCGGAACCGGCACGATCCTTCGTTGATCTGACTTCGTCCAGGCCCTTCAGGGCCTGGACTACCGCCGACGTGAAAAATCACGCGGCACGACAAGAAAATTTGAGGAAGCCATGTCGGCAACGGACATTCAATTCACGGTGGCCGTCCTACAGGGCCTGATCAAGGACGCTCGCTACCTCGTCAATCTGAACGAAGACAGCAAGGCCAGTATGGCGCAGGACGCAGCAGCGGTCCGCGCCGACGTCTCGGAGGCTCAGAAGGCCATCGAGGTCATCGCCTCGATGAAGAGCGTCATCGAGAACTACCTCAACACCGTCTCGATCTCCTACGAGTGGCGTGGAACGCGGCTGCGGCTGCGCCAGCCCGATGGCCGCTTCGGTCCTTCCGTCGACCTTGCAGGCGCCCAGGGCGCTACAGGTCTGCGCGGTGACAAGGGCGATCCGGGCCTGAATGGTCCGCGTGGCGAGAAGGGCGAGCAGGGCACCGCCACCCTGATCCGAGGAATCACCGACGAAGAAGGTCCGCTTCCACGCAATCCGAGTGCCGGCGACACCTACATCGTTGCCCAGACTGGCGATGGCCTGACCTGGACCGGCGATGCCTGGGTCAACGTCGGACCGATCCGTGGTCCGCGCGGCATGACCGGCTTGACCGGTGAGACCGGGGCCAAGGGCGAGAAGGGCGACAAGGGCGAGATCGGACTCACGGGTCTGACCGGCCAGCAGGGAATTCAGGGTCCGAAGGGTGACGTTGGAGCCCAGGGCGCCAAGGGCGACATCGGCATCACCGGACCCCAGGGCATCCAGGGTGAGAAGGGCAATGCCGGTACGCCCGGAACCAACGGAATCGACGGCCTCAAGGGCGACACCGGATCCACCGGCCCGCAGGGTCTCAAGGGGGACACGGGCGTCGTCGGACCGAAGGGCGACACGGGCCTCAAGGGAGACACAGGAGCGGCCGGCGCCAAGGGCGACGTAGGACTGAAGGGTGACACCGGCGCTACCGGTGCCACGGGCTCTCAGGGCATTCCTGGGACCAACGGTACGAACGGAGCCAAGGGCGACACCGGTCTCACGGGGCCGAAGGGCGACACGGGCTCTACAGGTCTCACCGGCCCAACTGGAGCCAAGGGCGATACCGGACTCACGGGCGCGACCGGCGCCAAGGGCGACATGGGTGTCGTCGGCCAGACTGGGCTGAAGGGCGATACCGGATCTGTCGGACCGGCAGGGCCAACCGGGCTCACTGGATCACAGGGCACCCAGGGCATCCAAGGTCCGACCGGTGCGACGGGAGCCAAGGGCGACACCGGATCTCAGGGAATCCAGGGCTCAGCCGGCCCGACGGGCGCAGCAGGATCCCAGGGTATCCAGGGTCTGAAAGGCGATACCGGTGCCGTCGGTGCTGCAGGTGCTGTCGGTGCGAAGGGTGACCAGGGCATCCAGGGCGTTCAGGGCATCAAGGGTGACATCGGCCTTACCGGCCCGTCCGGCGCCACCGGATCAACCGGTGCCCAGGGGCTGAAGGGTGATACCGGAGCAACGGGCGCCACGGGAACTGCCGGCACTGCTGGAGCCACCGGCCCACAGGGCGCCAAGGGCGACACCGGTCTCCAGGGTATCCAGGGCGTCAAAGGCGACACCGGAGCCGTTGGTTCGGTCGGTCCAGCCGGCGCAACCGGGGCCAAGGGCGATACCGGCGCGGCTTCGACCGTCGCAGGACCGCAGGGTCTGAAGGGCGACACGGGCGCCACCGGAACGACGGGCGCTACCGGCCTCAAGGGTGACACGGGTGCTGCCGGCGCTACCGGTCCCCAGGGAATCCAGGGTGTTGCCGGAGCAGCCGGAGCCAAGGGAACGACCGGCGACACCGGAGCCAGGGGCCTTCAGGGCATCCAGGGCATCAAGGGCGACACTGGTCCTCAGGGCGCGCAGGGCAACACCGGAGCCACGCCTGACGTCTCGAACAAGGCCGACAGGGTTGGCACCAACGCCTTCACCGGATTCCATTCGATCCAGGACGCGACAGGATCCGAAATCAAAGGGCGCGGTGGAGCGACTTCCGGCCTCCAGGTCATAGGCGCAGGCAATTATACCGCCGCTGCGATGAGCTTCCACCGCCCAGGCGCTTTTGCGACCTGGTTCGGTCTCGATGTCGACAACCAGTTCAAGATCGGCGGGTGGTCGCACAGCGACACTTACCTGATGTGGAACCGGTACAACATCAATCCGCTCATCAACGTCCGGCTCGCCTACGCAGGCGATCTTGGCGCAGAGTGGAACGGAGGTGCGTACAACTTCGCTGAACCTTACCCTGGGGCTGTCGTTACGACCCTCTCCAATGGAGCCTTCACTCTGAATGGTCAGAAGATCACCATTACTCAGGGTGGTCGATGGAGATACCTCCAGACGCAGGACAGCTACGGAAATTGGTACACAGTGGGATACGCATGACATGAGCACCGACTACACGGTCATCGACCACGGTCGGTGGCTTTCATACGTCCCAGAACAATCGAGCGACGAGAATGGCGCACCGCTCGCCCCAGCGGGCGCCATTTTTTGCAAGCGCGAGAGCGATGGCATCGATTGGTACGCCTATTCCAGGAACCCAGAGACGTTCAAGCCAGGAAGCGTGAAGATCACGCTCTACGATGTCGGATCCGCGCTGCTCACCCAGCAGGTGTATTTCGATGCGAGCTTCGTGTTCCCACAGAACACGAGGCTGGTCGAGGTCGTCGGCTTTGCCGGCGAGAAACCGCACAATGAGTTTCAGAGAAAGTTCTTCGATCTCGAAACGATGACCTTCAACGAAGCCGTACCGACCCCGCCACAGAAGATCATCGCCAAGGCAGACATCTGGCGTCGAGCTACGGACGAGGAGGCTGATACCATCCTCTACATCCTATCTCAGCAGACGACCCGCAAGAGACGGATCTTCAACGACGCCACATACATCGATCACACAGACTCGATGTTCGCTGAGATGCTTCAGGCACTCACCGCAGCATTTGGTGAGGCCAGAGCCGTCGAGCTTCTCGCTCCGAGCGACATGCTCAGCGGCTGAAAACCCTCATCCAACAAGGCATAATCATGCAATGACCCGACCAACTGGAAGGCCACGCGGCAGGCCCCGTAAGGATGCCGAAGCTGAGGTTGAGGATGTCGGCAAGCTGAAGTGGAAGGACGTCCATGCCGCCCGAGAGGCGGAAGACGACGCCAAGCCGCAGACCAGCGAAGACTTCCTCACGGAGGCGCTGTCCAAGCCCGTCCGATACCGACCACCCTTCAAGCTCGATCCCGATGATCAGACCCTGCGTCTGATCGGCGAACTGGCGAAGCTCTTTGCGACCCAAGCGGAGATCGCTGGTGTCCTTGGCGTCAGCCGGGGCACTTTCATCGACTTCATGAACCGTCACGAGGAGGCGAGGCTCGTCTTCGACAACGGGATCCAGCACGCGAAGATCTCTCTGCGCCGCAAGCAGCTGGCTCTGGCCGACAAGAACGCGCCTGCGGGCATCTTCCTCGGCAAGAACTACCTCGGCCAGAAGGACGAGCACCACACCACAACCACCGTCAACACGCCGGCCGCCGAGCTTTCGGAAGCCGAGCTTTACGAGATCGCTATGCGCGACAGCCCGAAGCCCGTGAAGGTCAAGGGCGCGATGCAGTGAGCATGGGGTCTCCGAACGCGAGACCCCATCCACATGCAACTCGACACCAACGTAACCTCGAACGAGGCGGCGAGAGAGCTGCTGCGCCGAAAGAACGCGCGCAGCAGCCTCATCTCGTTCACCGACTACACCATGCCGAAATACTCGGCCGACCCGTTCCACCACATGATCGCCGAGCACCTCGAAGCGGTCGAGCGTGGCGAGATCAAGCGGCTGATGATCTTCGCGCCGCCGCAGCACGGCAAGTCCGAGCTGTCCACGCGCAGGTTCCCGGCATGGTATCTGGGCAAGAACCCAGACAAGGGCGTGATCTCGGCATCGTACAACGCCGACTTCGCTCGCGGCTTCGGCCGTAACGTCCGCGACATCATCCTCGACAAGCCCTACACCAACCTGTTCCCAGGTTCGGTCATCCGCGCCGACAACCGCTCGGCAGACGAGTGGGAGCTTGAAGCTGGCGGAAAATACTACTCGGTCGGTGTCGCTTCGGCCACCACGGGTAAGGGCGCCCACCTCTTTTTGATCGACGACCCGATCAAGGACCGCAAGGAAGCCGACTCGGTCGGCAAGCGTGAGGATCACTGGAACTGGTATCGAGACGTCGTCTTCACCCGTCTTCAGGAAGACGCAGCGGTCGTGATGACCCTGACGCGGTGGCACTTCGACGATCTCGCCGGCCGTGCCCTCGAACTGATGAACCAGGGCAAGGGTGAGCCTTGGACGATCCTGCGCCTGCCGGCGTTGGCCGTGCCGCGCCGCGACCCTGAGACCCGGATCCCGATCCTGCTCCCAGATGGCTCGGTGCCAGGCGATCCGCTCGGCCGGACCCCAGACCAGCCCCTGGCCCCCAGCCGCTTCAGCCTGAAGTCGCTGAAGGAGAAGCAGGAGGTCTCGGGCGAGCGCAGCTGGTCGGCGATGTACCAGCAGCAGCCGATGTCCGAAGAGGGCGGCATGTTCAAGACGAGCTGGTTCAAGCAGCTCGAAGGACCGCTCCCGCAGAAGCGCACCCGCGTTCGCGCCTGGGATCTTGGCGCCACCGTCGACGGCGACTTCACGGTCGGCGTCCTGATGAGCCGCGACGTCGATGGCATGTTCTACATCGAGAACATCATCCGCTTCCGTGGCACCCCCATGGAGGTCGAGCGCAAGATCGTTTCGACCGCAGCAGACGATGGCCGGTCGGTGCAGATCCGACTGCCTCAGGATCCTGGCCAGGCTGGTGTTCACCAGATCGGCAACCTGACGCGCAAGCTCGCCGGCTACCGGGTCAAGTCCGAGCGTCCGAGCGGCAAGAAGACCACCCGAGCCGAACCTTTCGCCGCACAGGTCGAAGCCGGAAACGTGCGCCTCGCCAACGGCTTCTGGCAGACGAACTTCCTCGAAGAAGCCTCAACATTCCCGCTCGGCCAGCACGACGATCAGATCGATGCCTGCGCCGACGCATTCAACGCCCTTCTTGGCCCGCGCCGAGCAGTCGTCCGTGACTGGTAACTTGCAGGAATACAAATCACATGGCTGGTAGTGCAAGCCCGAGCAGCGGTGGCGGCGGCGGGACCAAGAACCCGTCGGTCCGTTCGGCCGCCTCGCAGCAGATGCAGATCCGCTCGCAGATGATGCGGTCTGTCTACGGCGGCACCGAACTGATGCGCCTTCGCGAGAAGGATTTCCTCCCGCAGTACGACAAGGAGTCGAACAAGCGCTACGAGGCTCGGCTGCAGTCGACCTTCGCGCTGAACAAGCTCCGCGAGGCGGTGGACGCCGCATCGGCCAAGCCGTTCAAGACGGTTCTCACGCTGTCGAACTCGGATCCCGACCTCGATCTGCTGCTGAAGAACTGCGACCTGATGGGCAACCACATGCACATCTTCGGTCACACCTGGTTCAACGACGCGATGCTGATCGGCCAGAGCCACATTCTGGTCGACCACCCGACGACGATGAACCTGCCGAACCTCGGCGCCCAGAAGGCGGCCGGCGTGCGTCCGTTCTTCAAGATGATCAAGGACGACAACCTCCTGGCCGCTTACCAGGAGAACAACGGCGGCGTCATCCGCGTGAACCACGCCCGCATCGCCGATTATCGTGTGGGCCGCGCCGACGACTTCTCCGAGATCATCATCAACCAGATCTACGTCCTGGAGATCGAGCCCGGCGCCGAGGTCGGCGTCGTGCAGCTCTGGGAGCAGCCTGCAGCCTCGTCGGGCGGCGAGTGGACCTTGATGAGCGAGACGCCGCTCACCGTCCCTGAGGTGCCCCTGGTGACCTTGAACGCGGGTGAGAAGGAGGCGAACTTCGTCACCCGGCCCGTGTTCCTGGATCTCGCCTACAAGCAGATCGAGCACTGGATCTCCTCGTCCGATCAGCGCTCCATTCTGTCGGCCGGACGCTTCCCGATGCTCGCCGCTTCTGGTGTCGAGCTGGATCCTGACGACGACGAGGAAGGCTTCGCGATCGGCCCCTACAAGGTGCTGTACTCGCCGGACGCCGCCGGCCGTTGGTACTACGTCGAGCCGAAGGGCACTGCGATCGAGTCGGGGTTCAAAGACCTCGAAATGCTCGAAATGCAGATGAACATGATGGCCCTCAACCCGACGACGGCTACGGGCAACCAGTACGTCGCCAAGGACGAGCGCGACGTGCAGGAGACCCGAACCCACTCGGTGGTCCACGACCTGGCGCTTGCCTGTCGTGACGGCCTGAAGAAGGCGGTTCAGTTCGCTGGCGCCTGGACCGGCAAGGACTACTCGAACGTCCTGGTCAACATGAACGCCGACTTCACCAACACCGCCGACAAGATGGCCCAGATCACCTTGCTGCTCAGCGCCTACGAGAAGCGTGGCATCTCGCGTGAGACATTCCTCTCCGAGTCGCGCAACCTCGACTTCCTGTCGGACGACTTCGATCCGGTCGCCGAGCTGGCTCGAATGGCTGCGGTGGACGCAGTCGAGAAGGGAGCCTCACCCGAGGCCAACATCACGCCGACGTCGAGCAACATCGTTCGGCCCCCTGCCGTCGACTTCCCAGGTGGCGGCACTCGACCGAAGCCACAGATTTGACGCAAGGCTTGCAGGAACGCAAACGGGGAGAGTGGATTATCCGGCCATGACCGTGCAATTCACCCTCTCCGCGAGCGCCTACCGCTGCGATCCCTGCACCCGCCGGCAAGGCACTGTCGTGTCCGAGCTGGTGCGGATGATCAAAGCGCCAGCCCTCCTCAACGGCGAGCTGGTCGGCGACGAGCACTGGGGCTGTCCGATTTGCCTTGAGCCGAAGTTTCCGGTGAAGAAACCCCGCAAGCCGCGCTCGAAGTGACCCTGATGACCCGAACCCTGATCGTGCCTCTCGTCGCCATCCTGTCTCTCGCTGCATGCAGTGAGAAGCCGGTGGCCGGGACGGTGTCCAAGAACATCATCGCCTGCAGCATGCTTCAGGATTTCCGCGACCTGAAGACGATGCACAACCGAGGTGAGGAAGGCGACTTCCAGCGCACAGGCGCGAACAAGATGGCGTCGGGCGCGTGCAAGCGATACCTCGCCGGCACAGACGTGCTGATCGACCAGGAAAAGACCGTCGACAACAGCCACTACGCTTGCTTTCGCGTAGAGGAGGAGAAGGCTTGTTACTGGTCTGAACTGCTCTGAGGGGAGGGGGGTTGACATCCACCTGGGGGGTGTGCTAAGGAACTGTCACACTGCAAAAACTCCATCAACAGGCAGGCAGGAATGCAAACGGATCTTCCCGTTGCGCCGCCGAGCTGGGCGATCCCAGGCTTCGGTCGGATCGCAGACGAGCCTGTTCCTCAGTGGATCCTCGATCGGATGATCGACGGAAGCATGCGGGTCAACAGCTTCGGCGGTTTCGACATGACCGCCAACAACGACATTCGATCCTCGGGGGCTGGCGACATCGTCATGCTGCTGGATGACGGGATCGAGTTCTTCACGCCGACCAGCCAGCCTGGTTGGTGACTGCGGAAGGGTGGCCGAGAGGTAAGGCGCCGTCTTGCTAGGACGGTGAGCCCGAAAGGGTGCCGGGGTTCGATCCCTCGTCCTTCCGCCACGGAGCGCGCTGCGAGAGTGGCTTGCAATCGGTCTCGAAAACCGAGGGGACCGAAAGGTTCGGGGTTCGAACCCTCAGTGCTCCGCCAAGTTTGACGCAATCGTTGAAGGCAGACCAGTGGATGGTCTCCTCAGATCGGCTGGATCATGTTCTCTGGCGAGAGACATGCGAGTAGCCATCAGGAGCTGGTTCGATACCAGTGCCGGATACCAAGATGCAACCGAGAGCAAGATCCCGTCCGAGAGGACAAGCGTGACGCCCCAGGTTAGGCCGCTACGGTGGTACTATGGTCGGATGAAGTAGCGTGGATCCGAGGGTAGGTGCCGTCCCCCGCAAAGGGACGTGGTTTTTTGGGTGGTTCCATTGAAAAACCACCCTCCAAGTTTCGCCCGAATGGGTGATGTTCCGAGATCGTCTAACCGGCAGGACGCCAGGCTCTGAACCTGGAAGATGAGGTTCGAACCCTTGTCTCGGAGCCAAGAGAAGCGCCCGCTGAGGCGCGTAGACGGGCTGCGTAAGCGCCCGCACCTGAGGATGCCTGCAGCACCGGTAACGGTGTCTGTTGGCCGGATAAGCCAGCATGCCGGCCGCTATGAGACGACGACTTCTGGATTGGTCGTCTCCATCCTCTTTTTCCGTGGGCTGGGCACGAGTGAGCCCCACCGTCTGTAGAACGGACGCCTTAGGCTGTGAGGGTGCAAATTCCTTCACCACGGACCAGTTTCAGTTTGGATCTGTAGCTCAGCTGGTAGAGCTTCCGATTGAAGATCGGAGAGTCGAAGGTTCGAGTCCTTCTGGATCCACCAAGATGTTGGAAGGTAGCTCAGTCGGTAGAGCAGCGTCCTGTTAAGACGACGGTCACAGGTTCGAGCCCTGTCCCTCCAGCCAATTCAATTCCAGTTTCGGTGTGTAGCTCAGCCTGGCCAGAGTTCTCGTTTTGGAAACGAGATGTCGTAGGTTCAAATCCTCCCACACCGACCAAGTCCGCGCGATTGGTGAAAATGGCAGCCACACCGTCCTCAGAAGGCGGCGCTTCGGCATGAAGGTTCAAGTCCTTCATCGCGCACCAAAGTTCACGTCAGCCAGAAGGATGGCCAATGTCCACCGTCACCGTTGCCGTCCAGAAGATCAACATGACCGAGGTCACGAAGATCATCGTCAGCGACATCGTCCAGGACGGCACCGACTTCGTTCGTGCCATCCGCTACTACGGCAATGAGACCGACACCAACGGGCTCGTGCTGCTCCTCGAAACCCTCTCCCGTTCGGTGAACCGGTCCGATCTCGTGATCGCGACGCCGATCCAGGGTTTCTGATCCACAACCATCGCGCTCCCAGCTCATCCCTGGTCGAGCGTGATCGGACGGTCCCAGCCTGCATCCGACCCCCAGACAGGCAGGGATAATCAAGAGCGCAACGCACCTGCGCCACCGTCAATCGAATCCCCGAATTCACGGGGGTGTCTGGTCCAGAGCGGGATGCTTCGGGCCTTTATCTAACACAGAGGGGCGGGATGCCCCGCATCATCCGGGATGGATTATGCTACACGCAGTAGTTTCCGACATCAACACGGTCGCCGAGCCGTTTCGCACTGCCTACGCTGAGAAGAACGGGAAGTTCCACCTCAACGTGACCGCAGCCGAGGGCTTTGCACTCGAAAACGTCACTGGTCTCAAGAACGCCCTCGACGGTGAGCGCAACTCGCGCGAGCAGCTCGAAGGCAAACTTCGCACCTACGACGGACTCGACCCCACCGCCGCCCGCAACGCTGTCGCCGCTGCCTCGCAGTACGGTGAGATCACGCCGGAGGCGGCCAAGCACGCTGTCGCAGAAGTTGCCCGCCTCACCGCGATCGACCCGGCCAAGGAAGCCGACAAGATCGTGACCGAGAAGGTGGCTGCTGCCAAGCGCGGCATGGAAGGGGCCTTCGCGCAGAAGGAGACCGAGTACAAGACCCAGCTCGAAACCGTCACCGGTCAGAACGAGGGTCTGAAGGGACAGCTGCGCGGCCTCCTCGTCACCAACCAGATCAAGGCCGAACTCTCCAAGCTGAACCCCGTCGAGGGCGTCGATGACGCTGTCGAACTCCTCGCCGAGCGGTCGATCCGCACGGTGGAGAAGGACGGTAAGTTCGAAGTTCAGGTCGTCGATGCCGCCGGCAACGTTCGGCACAAGCTCGACGGCTCCACCCTCGTTCCGCTCTCCGTCTCGGACCTCATGTCCGAAATCAAGGAGCAGCGCCCAGGCCTCTTCCGGGCCGAGAACAAGGGTGGCGTCGGCATCACCCCCGGCAACGGCGTTCCGCGCAGCGGCGTCCAGAACCCGTGGGCGAAAGACACCTTCAACCGGACCCAGCAGGCTCTGCTGACCAACACCAACCCAACCCTGGCCAAGCAGCTGAAAGCACAGGCGGGCGTCGCATAAGGCGGCGCTTGCAAGAATGCAAGCACTAAGGCCGTAATCAAGAAGAACAAGAAAAATGGCCGAAACCAAGCTCGCGGACATGATCGTCCCGACCGAGTTCAATGACTACGTCACGGAACTCACCACGAAGAAGTCCCGCCTCTTCCAGTCGGGCATCATCACCGACCTCACCTCCGTGATCGACGACCAGATCGCCGGCACCACGGTCAACATGCCGTTCTTCAACGACCTCGACTCCGAGGACGCTGAGGTCGTGCTCGACGACACCAAGAACCTGACCGTCAGCGGCACGTCCGTCAGTCAGGACGTGGCCGTCAAGCTGCTGCGCGGCAAGGCCTTCGGCGCGACCGACCTCGCGGCCGACCTCTCGGGCGCGGATCCGCTCACGCTGATCCAGAACCGCTTCGCCAACTGGTGGGCCATCCGCGATCAGAAGTCGCTTCTGGCGACCCTGAACGGCGCGATGTTCTCGGCCGGCATGGAAGACAACGTCTTCGACATCTCCGGTCTGGCCGGCGATGCCGCGAACTTCGACGCCGACTCGTTCATCGACGCGGTGTTCAAGCTCGGCGACGAGGCTGGTTCGCTGTCGGCGATGACCGTCCACTCCCAGGGCATGAAGGCCATGGTGAAGGCGGATCTCATCGACTACCAGATGGACAGCCAGGGCAAGCTCACCGTACCGACGTACATGGGCAAGCAGGTGATCGAGGACGACTCGATGCCTGTCACCGGCACCGGCGCCGATCGCGTGTTCACCTCCTACATCTTCGGCCAGGGCGCCATCGCTTTCGGCACCAAGGCTCCGAAGGTTCCCGTCGAGGTCGAGCGCCAGGCGCTGGTCGGCATGGGCGAGGAGTACATCGTCAACCGCAAGCAGTGGGTGCTCCACCCGCGCGGCATCAAGTGGCAGGGTTCGTCGGCTGGTCCGACCCCGACCAACGTCGAGCTGGCCAACCCGGCCAACTGGAAGCGGGTCTACGATCCGAAGCACATCCGCATCGTCGCCTTCCGCCACAAGATCGCCGCCTGATCGCTTGCAGTAATGCAAGTGGTTTGACGATCTGAGCAAATGGCCCTCGTGCAATCCGCACGGGGGCCACTTTCAACGAAGGACAATCGCATGAGCTTCCCCACTGGTTACCGCGCCCGAGAGCGCGCGGCGAAGGAGCGGTCGACCAAGCGTCTTGTGTCCGAAGAGGTCCGCGCAGCTCGTGCTGGCGTCCTCCTGGATGCAGCCGCTGCCGCCGCAGAATTCCACGCCGACCCCGGCGTCTCCACCCTGATCGGTCAGGTCGCTCCCCCACCGGATACGAAGGGCATTGCGCTCTCGGTCGACGGTGAGCTGACGAAGCCGCTCAACACCCACTACGAGTACGACGGCGAGCCCGTCCGCACGGTCGATGGCCTGGAGCTGGATCCCCAGCCGAAGCACAACGACATCCTGGCCTCCCTGCCTCCGACCAACGACAAGGAGACGGGCGATCAGCTCGCAGAGCAGATCGCAGCCCTGACCGACGGCGCCCCGGTGCCCGATACGGTCACGGGTGAGGACGCCACCGTGTCGGCAGAGGTTGCCAAGGATCTGGGCGACAACGTCTCCCACGAGCCGAAGGAGCCGGATCCGGCTGTGACCTCGGCTGCGGCCGAGCCCGAGCCGACCACGCAGCAGCTCGACGTGAAGACCCACAAGGTCAAGCCGCGCGGCGCAACCAAGTAAGGCAACCCCTCCATGGCCTTCTACGCTCAGTCCTCGGACATCAGCGCCCTTTACGGCGAAGCCCTCCTCATTCGGGTCTCTGACCAGAACAAGGATCGACAGGCAGATCCAGAGGTGATCGAAGCAGGCCTGGAGGCGGCTGACGACGTCGTCAACGCCTTCCTCTCGGCACAGTACACCGTTCCGCTGGCTTACGTCAGCGGTTCGGTGCGCAAGTGCGCCATCGACATCGCCGTCTACACCATGGCGATGGGCCGGTCAGAGCGGACCGAAGAGATGCGTCTTCGCTACGAGGATGCCATCGCGCTCCTGAAGATGATGGCGGCCGGCAAGATCGGCCTCGGACTTCCGCCGGTCGACACCAACGGTGACGGCGTGCCGGACAGCGATCCGAACCGCAAGCGGAAGGGGCGGATGCTCGACATCTCCCGCGCATAACGCATGGCGGTTGGCATCGACTTCACCCTGACCCAGTCAGACCTCCGGCGGCTCTCGAAGCGGCTCGAAGGCCTGATCTCGAAGGCGAAGAACCTCTCGCCCTTCTTCGACGACTCTGCGGCCTACATGGTCAACGTCGTCCAGAACCGAATTTACCGCACCAAGCGCGGGCCGGACGGCCAGAAGTGGCCGAAGCTCTCGCAGACAACGATCGACATCAAGGGGAGCAGCGGGATCCTCTACCAGACCGGCGAACTCGGCCGGTCGGTCCATGTCGACAGCCAAGACCGCAGCGGTTTCATCATCGTCGCCGACGCGCCCTACGCAGGGTACATGCAGAACGGCGTGAAGAAGACCGGCGGATTCATCAAGAACAAGGTCGTCCCGGCCCGTCCGTTCATGGGCATCTCTGAGCGCAACATCAAAGTGATCTCGAAGATGCTCAAGGACCACATGGCCGGCAAGACCGGATCCAGCATGGTCACAGGCGCAGGAGGGTTCGAATGAGCAAGATCGTCGAATTCCGCCAGCGCATCATCGACGAGATCCGCGAGAAGCTCCCGGAACTCAACCACGTCGACTGGTATGACGGCCTCTTCGATGAGGACGACGTGAAGGAGTGGGGCGAAGCCGCCCCCTCGGCCTACATCTCCCTGCTGAGGACCGGGACGCACCCGCACTCGACCGGTGAGATGCTGGTCGACCTCAACGTCGTCGTCGCAGTGGTCACCCAGGACCATCAGTTCGCCCGAGAGGCGGATGAGATGAACTGGGAGCTGATCGAGAAGATCGCCATCCTGGCCAAGGACAACAAATTCGGTGATCCGAACGCCGGCCCCGGCGAGAACGTCGACTTCAAGCGCATGCGTCACCCCGACCTTCGCCGCGAAGCCGTCGCCATCGGGATCGTCGAGTGGACCACCAACGTCACCATCGGCGTCAACCGCTCGCGGCTCCGGGAAGAGATCCTGGGTACAGACGGCAACCCGATCACATTCCCGCAGATCCTGACCGGTCGATCCACGCTACGCGGCGAGGCCCCGACGGTGGTCTCGTTCGAGGATGAGCGATGAGACAGCTCCTCGCCATGCAGCGCCAGATCCAGGACATGGAGCGTCAGCTTCAGAACCTAGATCGCAAGGGCAAGGTCACGGCGGTCAAGTTCGATAAGGAAAAGAAGCGCTGGTACGCCAAGATGCGCGAAGGCGAAGAGGGCACGAAGACTGCCTTCGAGACGGGGTGGCAACCTTGGGAGACCCACGCCAACGGCGCGGTGAAGATCTCGAACCCGCCTCGCGTCGGCCAGCTCGTCAAGCTCAACTCGCCGAACGGCCAGCCGGAACTCGGCTCGCTGGCGCCGTACCACAACGATCCCGACAACCCGTCTCCTCACGATAAGGAAGACGAGTTCTTCATGCGGATCGAGAAGCCGGGCAAGGACGGCAAGCCCGGATCCGACAAGAACAAGATCCTGAATGTCCATTACACGCAGGACGGCTCGACGGTCTCCATCGGAGACACGACGCACGGCCTGACGAAGGACAGCCAGTCGGTCAAGACCAAGAACAACTCCACCGACACCGAGAACCACAGCGTCAAGGCTTCGAAGACACACTCGACCGAGGCCGGCGAGCGAACGGTGAAGGCGTCGAAAACCACCATCACATCCGACACCTACGCCCTCGGCGGAAAGGTGCTGATCAACTCCTGAGGTGACCATGGCCGGCTTCATCACGATGGCGCAGGCCATCATGGGCGCAACCGGCGGCGTACCGGTCCAGCCGGCCGGTGCCAAGACGATCATCGAGAAGCTCCGCGCCGCCAAGAGCATGATGCCGGGCGACATGGGCGGGATGCTCAGCAAGATCATGAAGGACGGCCCAGGAGCCATCCTGCAGAACCCCATGGCGGGCCTCCAGGACATCATGGGCGGCCAGATCGGCTCGATCGTCGGGAAGGTCGCTGGAATGTCCGAAGGCGGCATGGGCGGGCTCCTGAACTCCCTGACGGGGGCAGGGGGCCTGACCCAGGCCCTCGGCAAGTTCTTGGGCGCCACGAACATGCTCTCCGGCCTCAGTTCTCCGGGGGCAGGGCAGTTCGGCCTGATGGATGCGATTGGTCACACGAACGTCACGAGCATGCTCGGCAGCGCCCTCCCGGCCGAGCTGAGCATCAACACCGCGATGGCGCCGATCCTGATGGACCAGGCGATGTCGACGATGAACGCGCGCCTCGCCACGGTGGAGCGCGGAATCACCTCCGGTTCGATGGGTGAAGACATGGCCATCGCCACAGTCAACGGCATCACCTCCGAGCTGACGAACGCGGTCGATGCCAGCAACAACGCCTTCGCCACCGTGCAGGGCAGGGTGGTCGAGATCGCCCAGTTTTCCGCCCTGGTTTCGATGATCGCATCGGGACCGGACGAACTCAAAGTCATCGCCAACCTCCTGATCCAGGACCAGCACAAGGCTGAGATCCAGGAGGCCATGGACGAACAGATCCGCCGCTGAGCGGCAGAAGGAACGCATCATGTCGAAGATCAAGAACTACGAGACGACCGAAGTGTTCTCGCGCGCTGGTGTCCAGCTCGACGTCGGCACCCGCCTCACGCTTCACGACAACGAGGCGAAGTACCTCCTGCCGTACCTGCGCGAGCTGAACTCGCAGAAGGTGGCGGATGCCGCCGAGCAGGCCGAGCCGCAGTCCGACGAGGTAACGCTGGATCCGCGCGCCGAGGCTCTCCTGCCGCTCATCGATCGCCGCGCCACGACCCGTCCGAAGGTCTGATCATGGCACTCGGGGTCGAGCCCATCGTCGATGTCGACCGGGATACCGGCGAACTGATCCAGGGCTGGCCCCGGTGCAAGCAGAGCATCATCACGATCCTGACCACGCGGCTTCGGACGCGGATCATGCGGCTGTGGTGGGGCTCTGAGTTCCTGAACGCCCAGGACAAGCCCAACAACAACCTCACCTACGCGATGTCGATCCAGGCGGCGCTCGACGCCATCGACCTCTACGAGCCGGAGTTCCTGATTGGCCGCGTGCTGCTCGGCGGCGACGCGGTCGGCGGTGAGGCCGAGATCACGATCGAGGGTGAGTACACGCCGGACAAGACGTCTCGCGCCATCACCGTCACGATGTGAAACTTGCAAGCATGCAAACGTAGGGGGAGGGGCTTTGCCTTATTACGAGAACCCCAGCCTCTACATCGACTTCTCCCGGCTCGCACCTCCACAGGTCGTCGAAGAGATCGACTACGAGAAGCTGGTCACGATCTACCAGAACCAGGTCGTTCTGAAGCAGCCGCTACTGAAGCGCGCCGTCCGTCTGGAGCAGTCGCCGACCAACGTCATCCTGGAAGCCGAAGCCTACGGCGAGATGATCGTCCGAGCGCGGATCAACGCCGCCGCACGCGCGGTGATGCTGCCGTTCGCCAAGGGCACGGACCTCGACAACCTGGCCGCCTTCTACAACGTCTACCGGGACACGATCCCGGCCGACCCGGTCACCGGGCGGCTGGCGGCCCCCGAAGACGACACCCGATTTCGCCGCCGCGTCCAGCTTGCCCCTGAGGCGTTCTCGACCGCCGGCAGCGCAGGCGCCTACATCTTCCACGCCCTGACGGCAGACCCGACCATCCGGGACGTCTCGGTCAAGAAGATCAACGATCGCGCCGGTATCAAGGTCTCGGTGATGAACTCGGGCAACGACCCGAAGCCCACCGACGCCCAGCTGCTGGCCGTCACCAAGAAGCTCTTCTCGCCCGCCATCAAGCCGCTCACCGACGTGGTCAGCGTTGCCCCGGTGGGCGTCCACTACGTCACCCTCGACGCCACGGTGAACCTCTACCCCGGCCCAGACAGCTCGCTGGTCTCGGCCGACATCACCAAGGCGCTCCAGGCCCTTCGCAACCGCATCGCACTCACCGGCCGCGACCTGACCTACTCGGCGCTCTACTCGGCGCTGAACCAGGAGGGTGTGCAGGAGGTCAAGATCAATTCCCCGAACGGGACGATCGAGGCCGCCGACGACGAGTGTGTGTGGATCCAGTCAGCGAACGTCCAGATCTCCAGCATCCGTAGGGAGTAAACGATGGAGTTTGCTCCTCGGCTGATGGAACATCAGCTGCCCAACAACGCCACCAACTACGAGCGGGTTCTCGCCAGTCAGGTCGAGCGCCTGCTCGAACTCGACACCGACCGCATCAAGCACCTCTGGGATCCCTGGAAGTGCCACATCGACGATCTGCCTTACCTCGCGTGGAGCATGTCGGTCGATCTGTGGAACGACAAGTGGGACGAGACCAAGAAGCGCCAAGTCGTTGCCGACTCCCTTGCCCTTCACCGACTGAAGGGTACGGAGGAGGGCATCCGCCGGCACATCGCGGTCGTTGGATCCAAGCTGCTCCGAACGGTCGCGCCGCCAGCCCGAGGTTACTACACCCCGGTGATGACGGATGCCGGCCGCAAGAAGTGGCTTGAGGATCTGCCTCAGATCAGGATCTACCCGTTCCTGACCAAGCGGAATGCACCGAAGAAGCGCGCGTTCTACCGTGGCCCAGCCGGAAGCCAGGCGTTCCTCAAGAGCGCCGAACTCGGTGTCGATGCCTTCTTCCAGGCAAGCGACGGCTCGAAGAATTACGGCCGGCGGGCGACGTTCTACGATCGCGGCGTCGAGATCCCAGCGCAGTACGAAGTGCTGCAGGAAGATGGTGGGGCCATTGCCGAGCGGGTCGCGATCCGCCGGATGGGTCGCAGGCGCAACTTCTACGGCACCTCGTTCTTCGACCACGCTTTCTACCAGGCGTCGGACGCAGAGGACAACATCATCTCGGTTCGTCTGAGCGAAGCAGCCTCTCGGCAGTACGCTTCCTTCTCAGGATCCAAGGTCACAGACGTTCGGCCGGAGAGGATCTACCAGGGGCGGATCGCCCCGGTTGGTCGTCGCTTTTACGGTCGACGGAAGGGCTTCTACCTCTCGACCTTCGCACCCAACCTGATCTTCGATCGGATCACGATCCTCGACAAGACGCGGCTGGGCGAGCGCAAGAAGGTTCGCTCGTTCTGGGGTCACACCCGGTACGGCATCAAGCCCTTCACCGCCGAACTGCTGGTCGAGGTGCCGATCGTGCGCTCGAAGCCGCGCATGGGCACATACATTCGCGGGTTCTGGAAGAAGGCTGACCTCAGCAAGCTCCAGCACACGATGGAGGCCATTCGGACCTCCAAGAGCTTCCGCGACACAATCCTCGTCGACACCCAGGTCCATCGAATGGTCCGGCTGCGCGACGTCCCCAAACTTGGAACATTCAAGCTCGGCGAAGTCCGAAGGCTTGCGTAGAAGGTCTACACCACATGGAGAACCGGGTCGTTTTTTACGAAGGGATGGATGTTGATCCAGAGGATCACAACAACCTTCAGGCCTACGCTCAGGACGCGCTCGACCATGTCGTCGCCGACACCCTGACCACGGCCCAGCGCTACGCTGGGTTCCTCGTCTCGAAGACCGCCATCACCTCGGTGACGGTGGCTGGCGGCCGGCTCTACTCCGGCGGCAAGCGCTTCGGCAAGCCGGCCATCACGGTCCAGGACTTCATCACCTCGCTTCCGATCGCCGGCAAGAAGATCGTCTCCGTCGTGGTCTGGGGCCAGGAGGTCGACACCAACCAGACGCCTCGCGAGTTCCTTCTGAACGAGGAGACTGGCGCCTCCGAGCCGCGCTCGGTCGCCATGACCAAGGCTCGCATCGCCAACGTCCAGTTCGCGTCCGGCACCGAGGCTCCCGACCCGACCCCGCCGATCATCGACGTCGGTTACACCCGCGTCGCCAACATCACCCTCTCGACCACGGGCGTCGAGAAGATCGAGATGATCGTCGCCAACTCGGTCGAGAACCTCGACTACATCGGCGATCGTACCGACTCGCTAGAGCTGTTCGAGGCCGAGGCCAAGCCGAAGATCTCGACCCTGTCGTCGGATCTCGCCAAGCTCGCCAACCAGCTCAAGGCCACCGCCTCTCAGGGTCTCCTGGAGCGGATGCTGCAGCGTCTCGCCGTGATCGAGTTCAAGGACCAGATCCCGCAGAACGCCGTCGACTCCTACGCCGACTACTTCCTTGGCCAGCAGTACGTGAACCTCACGCACCCACTGAGCCACTGCAAGGTCGGCGAGGGCGTTCGCTTCCCCGACTACAACGCCACGGACTCCCAGCTCCAGATCTTCGACCCTCTGAACCCGAAGGTCATGATCAAGGGCGGCGTCATGTTCCCGGCCTACGATCGGCAGATCTGGCAGGCCAACAACCGCTACGCCTCCGAGGCGCAGGTTGCTGGCTACTCGTACCAGTCCTTCCAGATGGTCGAAAAGACCATGTCTCGCCAGCGGGTTCGCTACGGCTCGGAGTTCACGGTCTGCACGAACAACGCCTTCTGGGCGACCGGCACCTACGACTACTTCACCCAGACGTTCAAGCGCGGCGACGAGACGTTCAAGGTCTCGGATCCGCTCGTGATCGACAACCAGGTGATCAACTTCGACGCCGCCGGCAACGCGATCAACCACTCGTACCTGCGTCTCAAGCAGATCTTCGTCGACTCGGTCGACGAGCCGTACTGGGACAAGGTCACGATCCCGCACACCGTCAACGGCGCCCAGGTGGCCGAGACCTTCCTTCAGGGCCAGGACATCTGGCTCGACGCGGTCGGCCTCTACTTCACCCGACTCGCCAACGCCGGTTCGATGACGGTGTCGATCTGTGAGGTCACGAAGTTCGGCACCCCGAACCTGAACTCGATCATCAGTCACACGACGCTGGAGCGTGACAAGATGCAGCTCTACCCGGCCGAGACCGTCGTTGGTCTTCAGCCGGTGTTCCTCCAGGCCGGCAAGCGCTACGCCATCCTGCTGACCACGGCGGCCGATCACTGGGTCGGCATGACCGCAGGTGAGGACTTCACGAGCGGAACCTTCTTCTACGTCCTCGACGGAGCCTACGCACAGGGCGACGGCACGCGCGACCTGATGTTCAACCTCTACCGGGCGAAGTTCCGGCAGAACCGCACCGTCATCGAGTTCTCGTCGCTCAGCCTGGCTGGCGGCATGCTCTCGATCGACATCAACGCGGACGTCATCGCGCCCGGCTCGACGCAGCTGACCTACGAGATCCAGCCGCAGGGATCGGGTACGTGGTACAACCTGCTCGACGTGAACAACTACGTTCTCGGCAAGGGTGGATCGATCCCGGTTCTGAGCGGCTTCCGAGCCGTCATGGCCGGCACGGTCGACATGATGCCGGTGGTCAAGATCTCCGGCTCGTCCGTTCGTGTCTCGCGGCCCGACGTGACGCGCACCGAGATCTCGCAGCCGTTCACGCTGCCTGCCGCCTCGGCGTCCATCCACGTCATCGAGCGCTACGAGGGCATCGATACCAACCACCACTTCGCTGGTGTCCGTCTTCGGACGGGCGCGGGCTACAACACGGTGGTCAACCCTTCTGCTTCGACGCAGGAGACCGGTGTCGACGAACTCGGCCAGAAGTGGATCGAGCGTCACTACGTCTTCGGCCTTGGCGCCGCCGTCGCGTCATACGTCGTCCAGCACGACGCCACGACCGACACGCCGCTGATCACGTTCCACACCGCGTGGATGAAAACCTACGGCCTGTAACAGGCAAGAATGCAAGGATCCATGCAAATGGCAGACAAGAGCAAGTCGATCTCGGGGGCCGAAAAGGCCCCCGAGCCGGTCGAGGACGGCAAGACGCCGATGTTCAAGGTGAAGCTGAACAAGGTCGTGCGCCTGCACGGCATGGACTTCAAGCCAAACCAGAGCGTCTGGGTCGATCAGGCCACCCTCGACGCGATGGGAGACGCCGTCGACGATGCCAAGCCGGTTTGATCTTCCTCCCGACCTCGACATCGCCGTCGACGAGGATTTCAGCAAAGACCGCCTGGACCGGGCATTCGCCTACATCATTCAGCGTCTGCTGATCCTCGACAGCTTCCGTCCGTCATACGACGAGCAGCTCGGCATCCTTCGAGAGACCGGTCTCCTCCGGCTCAACGAAGCGATCCAGCCGATCTACGAACGCCTCGCAGGCATCGGCCAGATCGGCGTCATCTTTTCCGCGACCTCTCTGTCGCCATCATCGATCTCGACGGGGCTCAAGAGCTTCGTCGTCGGCGATGTCGACAGGGACCGTTTCGCGGCTGCGGCATACCTCAGCGCCCACGACCTGAACGTCCCAGAAAACTCCATGTACGGCTCGCTCCAGTCCTACGACAGGGCGACCGGAACGGTGGTGATCCTGGTCGATCAGTACCTGGGCGAAGAGGGTGCAACAGGATCCGAGTGGCGTCTCTCGGCTTCTGCCCCTCCGAACCAGCTGACGACAGCCCACCAGGTCGGTGCGTACACGCAGGGCGAAACCCGAGACCTTCTGTCTGCTCTGGAAGGCAATCTCTCGAACGCCGTTTCGCTGAAGGCTGAAAAGCTCTCGCCGATCCTCACCGGCACGCCGCGCGCACCAACCGCATCGGCCGGGTTGAGCACGGATCAGATCGCCACCACGGCCTTCGTCACCTCTGCCGTCGCAGTCCTGAAGAACTTCATCTCGAACGGTGCCGGTGATGCACTCGACCAGTTCAACGAGCTGGCCAACGCCATCGGCAACGATCCGAACTTCGCCGGCACGATGCTGGCGGGTCTCGCCAATCGCGTCCGGTTCGACACCAGCCAGGGCCTGACGGCTCCGCAGAAGGCCCAGGCCATCGCCAACATCGGCGCCCAGGCCAATCTTGGGTTCACCCCTGTCCAGCAGGGCGGTGGAAACGGCCAGGGGGTAAACAAGATCTACCTGGGCTGGGATGGCGGAAGCCTGAAGGTTCAGGTCGACGGTGCGGACCAGGGCAAGATCTGGACAGCCGGAAATGCCCCTCTCGGGTTCACGCCGAACAACTTCTACCAGAAGCTCCCAAGCGGTCTGATCGTTCAGGGCGGCATCTACGACAACCAGACTGCGGCCGACTTCTACATAGGCTTTCCGATCTCGTTTCCGACCGGAGTGCTTGGCGCCTCGGCGACCGCGGAGTCCCCAATCGATAGCACCATCGCTGAAGTCGTGACGCTGAGCGAGATCGAGAAGAACGGCATGGCCTTCCGCCGCCGCCGCATCTCGGCCGGCGGGATGGCTACGTCGGTCACCCGTGGCCGATACCTCGTATTCGGCACCTGAGGAGGTGACATGAAGTATGCACTCTTCAGTGATCCTGGAATGCCGATCGGGTTTTACTCGATCGACATCCACGGTCCTTTCAACATCGATGGCAAGAGGAACCCGGCCTATCCTTCTGGAGTGGTCGAGATCACAGACGACGTCTGGCAGGACTTCCTGAACAACCAGGGTCGTCGCCGTTGGAACGGAAAGACCATCGAGGTCTACACGCCTCCGGTCACTCCACCACCGATCCCGAAGACGATCACCGACCGCCAGTTCTTCGCTCAGCTCGCGCTGGACGGAGTCATCACCTTCGATGAGGCGGAAGCGACTTCGGACGGCACGATGCCGAAGCTCCTGACCGACATTCTCGATCAGATCCCCGACGCCAAGCAGCGCTTCCTTGCGCGGATGCTTGCCAAGAACGCGACCTCCTACGACCGCGACCAGGATCTGGTCGTCTACGTCGCCGGCTTCCTCAAGTGGGATGCCGCACGTCTCGACAAGCTCTGGTCCGACGCCTCCAAGCTCTGACCTTCAGCCCCCACCGACATTTTCCGAAGAGCCGCCCCGAAAGGGCGGCTTTTTCTGTTTCAGGAGCCCACCAAAGTGGCAGTCAACTACCTTCACGGCCTGGAGACCATCGAACTCAACGATGGCCTGCGCCCGGTCCAGACGATCAAGTCCTCGGTCATCGGCATCGTCGGCACCGCGCCGGACGCCGATCCGGCCCTCTTCCCCCTCAATACGCCGGTCGCGCTCTTCGCGGATCCGATCAAGGCGAACAAGCTCGGCGCCGGCGGCACCCTGCGTGACTCGGTCAACGCAGTCTACAGCCAGGGCAGCGCCACCGTCGTGGTCATCCGCGTCACCGAGGGTGCAGACCTCGCTCATACCTGGGCGAACGTGGTCGGCACCGTGGTCGCGAAGACCGGCGCCTGGGCTCTGCTCAAGGCCCGCCCGATGCTTCGGCTCATCCCGAAGATCCTCATCGCCCCCGGCCTGACCGGCGCGCGTCCGTCCAACGGCATCGTCTCGGCGAACGTCGGCAACGGCGGCGCTGGTTACGACCAGCTCACCAAGGTGGTCTTCGATGCGGCTCCCGCCGCCGGCCGGACCGCTGAGGGTGTGGTCCAGGTGGTTGGTGGCGAGGTCACCGGCCTGACGATCACCGATCCGGGCTTCGGCTACACCGCTGCTCCGACGGCCACCATCGTCGGCGCTGGCGCTGGCGCCACCGTCACCACGACCCTGGGCACCGTCGCCAACCCGGTCGGCAAGGTGCTGGAGGCTCTGGCCGTGCGTCTGCGCGCCGTCGCCTTCGTCGATGGCCCCGGCACGACCTACGAAGCCGCCATCTCGGCCCGCTCGGACTTCGGTTCGCAGCGCGTGATGGTGATCGACCCCGGCGTGCTCGTCTACGACACGGCGGCTGCGGCCTACGTCAACCGCCCGGCCTCCGGCTACGCGGCTGGCATCCAGGCCCGCGTCGATAAGGAGAAGGGCTTCTGGTACTCGTTCTCGAACGAGGAGATCCTGAACATCGGTGGTCCGACCCGCGCGGTCGACTTCATGTACTCGGATCCCGACAGCGAGGCGAACCAGCTCAACTACAACCAGGTCACGACCATCATCCACGATGATGGCTTCCGGTTCTGGGGCCTCCGCAACACCGGCAACGACCCGCTGTGGGCCTTCATGTCGGTGCGCCGCACCGCCGACATGATCTACGAGAGCCTGGAGCAGGCTCACCGGGTCTTCCTCGACCGGCCGTTCAACTACGCTCTCCTGGACAACATCCAGAACAGCGTGAACGCCTACCTGCGTCAGCTCCGCGCTCGCGGCGCGCTGATCAACGGCACCTGCATGATCGACCCGACCGTCAACACGAAGGACACGTTCGTGAACGGCGAGCTGATCGTCGACTTCGACCTGGAGCCGCCGGCCCCGCTGGAACACCTCACGTTCCGCGCCCGCCGCAACCCGAACTACTACACGGACTTTATCGAAGAGTTCGCGAGTTCGGTCGTCGCCTGAACGCTTGCAGGAATGCAAGTACCATAACAAAAACAAGAATGCCGCAAGCAAAGGAGTGAGGGTCAGGGCGAAAGCTCTGGCCCTTTTTCTTTTCAGGCGCGGCCGGAGACTTAAATGGCAAACCTGCGCGACGCGAACATCCTTCAGGACTTCACGGTCTGGATCCGGGATGTTGGTAAGATCGGCGAGAGCCCTGGCTTTCAGCTGCCCGAGATCAAGATCCAGACCGAAGAGTTCCGTGGCGGTGGCATGGACGGCACCGTCGAGGTTCCGATGGGCGTCGAGAAGATCGACTTCGACTTCGACCTCCACACCTGGGATCCCCAGGTCTTCAACGAGCTGGGTTTCGGCCCCGACTCGATGAACGTGCCGATCGTCTTCCGTGGCTATCTCCAGTCGCCCGACGGCGCGGAGAAGGCGGTGATCGTCAACACGATCGCGCTGATCAAGGAGATCAAGCCCTCCAAGGTCTCGCCCGGCAAGAAGACCGAACTCGCTGTGAGCTGCGCGGCTCACTACTACCAGCACAAGATCGACAACAAGGTCGTAAACGAGATTTCCGTGTTCGACAAGATCATGGTCATCAACGGCATCGACCAGAACAAGCGCGCCCGTCAGATCCTCGGCTTCGACTACTAAGTCGAACCACCCAAACCCGCCCTCTCACCATGAGCCCCGCCATCCCGGCGGGGCTTTTTTCGTTCCAATAAGGTGCATCTACTATGTCCGAGACCAAGAGCGTCCTCAAGAAGTTCGATTTCGAGCACCCGTTCGACTACCGCAACGCCACCTACGACAGCATCGAGTTCCGCCGGCCGCGCGTGCGCGACCTCAAGTCGTTCGTGAAGAACGCCGAGACCGATGCCGTCGGCGCGATGGAGAAGGTTCTCGCGAACCTGTCCGACCTCGACGAGAAGGTGATCGCCGAGATCGACCTGGAGGACTTCGCCCCGATCAAGAAGTGGTTCGAGGGTTTTTTGAAGTTCATCTCGGACGCATCCGAGAACTCCTGATCGAAGCCGTACCAGTGTTCGAGCGTTGGCACTGGACGATGACCGACGTCGACGAAATGGACTTCGAAGAGTGGTTCCAGATCGCCGATGTCGTTGAGATGCTGAACAAGCGAGACGCAAAGGCTCGGGCCGGGAAGTGATCCCGGCCCCACCCTCAAAAGCAATAAGAATCGGATCTTGCGATGGCCGCCACTGAAGAGCTGAAAATTGTCATCTCTGCAGAAGAGAAGGCCTCCAAGGAAGTCGACCGCCTCACCTCGAAGCTGAAGGCCTTCCAGGGCCGGATGAAGAACGCCTTCAACGTTCCCATCACCTCCGGCTTCCTGAACACCAAGGCGATCGAGACGGGGTTCGCCAAGTATGGCGCGGGCCTCAACCAGATCAACGAGCGTCATACGCGCATGGCCAATGGCATGCGTCGCTCGAACCAGATGACGATGGAGGGGTACAACAAGCTGAACGATCAGCTTGGCACCTACATCACCAAGCAGGGCACCGTCCGACGGCTGAACGAGAAGCAGGCCGAAGAGTTCGTCAACCTGACCCGAAAGGTTCGCGCCTACGAGCAGGTGTGGAACCGTCAGCACGAGCGCTACCTCAGCGGCCTCTCGCGTGAGCGCCAGATCTTCGACCAGGTCGAGCGCGCCAAGGACCGGCTAGGTAACCTCGGGTTCCAGAACGAGAGCCGCCGTCGCAAGGCGATGGACACGGCTACGGCCTCGCTCGCGCGCCAGCGTTCGCGTGCCTACATCGCCCAGATCCGTGAGCAGGAGCGAGCCGGAAACGCGCTCGGTGCCCAGCGCACCCGTGCGTACCTGTCAGAGCTGCGCACGCAGGAGAGCGCCCGTCGCTCCCTCGAAGGCCAGCGCAGCCGCGCCTATGCCGCCGAAGAGCGTCGCAAGCAGCAGCTCCGCAACGCCTCATGGGCGCAGCAGATGCGCGATGAGGCCCGTGGTCGTCGTGAGCAGGAGCGCGACGAGGCTCGCCGCCATCGAGGCCTGCAGCAGGCGGCCGGCCGTGGCGCCAGCGCCGCCGCCAGCATCCCTGGCCAGCTCATCAACGGCGCCTTCACCACCGCACTCGTAGCTACCGCTGCCACCATCGCAGTGAAGAAGTTCGCCGAGCACGGCATCGAGTCGCGTATGCGGACCGACACCGCCGAAGCCAACCTCCGAATGTTCGGCGGCAATGAGTTCAAGACCAAGGAATCCATCAGCGAGCTTCGGACCTCATTCCTGAATGGCGCTGCCATCGACAACGGCTTCAAGCCAGCAGCAGCACTCAATGCCTTCACTGAGGTCATCAAGGCGGGTATCCCGGCTGACTTCGCCAAGCAGGTTACCTCCTCGATCATGGCCGGCTCTGCTGGCCTCGATCTCAACGTCACCGACACGACCAAGCTCGTCGGCCGTCTCGCAACACTGACCCAGGATCCGAACAAGTTCGACGCCGGTGCTATCGACAAGATGCTCAACGGCATCGCGGTCGTCGCCAAGGTCACTGCCGCCGACTCGAACGAGCTGGTCTCGTCGCTGCGGCGCGGTGCAGGCGTGCTCGGCTCGTCCAAGATGTCCGTTCAGGATCTGACCGCCTTCACGGGCGTCGGCATCTCGGCCGGCATGCAGGAGGGCAAAGCCGGCACGTTCATGGACTTCATGGTCAACGAGCTGGTCAACGCGAAGAACTCGCGCGGCCAGCGTCGTGCAGACCTGACCAAGTTCGGTCAGCTCTCTGGTGTCGGAAACGTCCAGTCGATCACTCGGCAGGCCGCCAACGATCCTACGAAGCTGCTTCTGAAGATCGTCGACAAGATTGCGAAGTCCTCGCCTGAGAAGGCAGGCCAGATGGCTACCCTGCTCGGCATGCGAGAATGGCGTGGTGAGCTTCTGCAGCTTTCCAAGGCTGCTCCGATGCTCCACAAGGCCATCGACGCAGAGCGCGATCCAGCCAACAAAGACCACCTTTCTGACGCAAAAACACTGCGCATGGGTACGATGCGCGGACTGCTGAGCCAGATCGGCGCAGTCAGTGAGCAGCTCTGGGAGGCCGTCGGCGTTGGTCTTGAGGGACCGTTCCGTCAGATCACGCAATTCTTCGTCGACTTCGGCAAGGATCTGAACCCCAAGATCATCACGGACCACATCGCGGTCCTGGTTGAGGGCTTCGTTTCGGGCCTCGGCTTCAATAGCATCCCTGAGGTGATGGAGGCGATCTTCGGCAAGGCCGGAGACTTCGACTTCAACAGCCTCGGCAAGTGGCTGAACTTCGGCAAGGGCTTCGGCCGCGCCATCCGCGACTTCATCGACACGATCACCGGACTCCTGCCGAAGGGCGGGATCAAGCCGGCGGATCTGGCGTACTGGACCGCAACGATCGGCGCATGGTCGATGGCAATCACGGCTGCACGGCCGGCGATCGACCTGATCTCGACGATGGCCAGCGTCATCACCAGCCTCGGCGTCGCCGTGATCGGCGCACGCGCTGGCATCACCCTCCTGGGCATGATGCTGGGTGGCGGCACTGCTGCGGGCGTTGGCACTGGCGTTGCCGGTGCTGCGGGCGCTGCTGGCCTCACGGGCCTGCTCGGCGCTGCAGCCATCCCTGTGACCATCGCAGCGATTGCTGCCGGTGCTGTCGCGATGTTCTGGGGCAAGGAGGCTCTCAAGGGCTCCTTCCTCGGCATCCCGAGCGGTAAGGGCGGCGAGCCAGACATGCGCAACGCGCCTATGTCGGGCGGCGAACTCGGCGGATCCCTCAACATCCGTCCTCGCGTCCAGCGCCAGTCGTTCGAGGGTGACAGCCCTCTGGCTGGCCTGATCCACAAGGCGGCCTACACCGGCTACGACGATCGCGGCGACAACGTCAGGGATCTGAGCCGGACCGTCAGCCAGATGGGTGCTCGCTTCCAGCTGGCGTCGCTCTCGGGCGGCTCGATGGGCGCTGGCGCTGCATCGGTGCTGAGCGGCATGGGCG